TCTCATTTGTGTGCGCACGGTGAATAACCCAAGCCGTTCTGTCACTGGGGGTAGTCGTGACTGTGAGTGAGGCCCTCGATGATGACCTGGAAGGCATGCCCGAGGCAGTGCGGAACAGCACCCTCGCCGCCGGCGCCCGGGTCGCGGCGAAGATCCTCGACGACGAGCCCGGCGCCCGTGATGCGGCTTCGCTGTTGAAGGAGTTGCGCGGCACCATGGCCGAGCTGAGGGCGATGGCGGACGCCGCGCCGGAGGAGAGCGATCCGATCGATGAACTCAACCGGCGCCGTGCTGCTCGGCAGCCAGGAACCGACCTATCGCAGCGTGCCGCCGGGGGCGGTGGACGGGTGGGGTGATGAGGCCGTCGACCTGCTCGCGTCGGTCGGTATGTATCTCGACGATGGGCAGGCCGCACAGGTCCGTGACTGCGTCGCGATCCGTGAGGACGGCTTGTGGCTGGCGTCCGAGGTGGTCGACATCGAGCCGCGGCAGAACGGCAAGGGTGTCGTGCTCGAGGCGCGGGCGCTGGCCGGGCCGCTGCTGATCGGTGAGCCGCTGGTGGTGTGGACGGCGCACGAGTTCAAGACCGCGTTGAAGGCGTTCGAGCGGGTACGCGCCTACTTCGACAACTGGGATCACCTCCGCAAGCGCGTGAAGACGATCCGCAGCTCGACGCACTCGACGGAGATCATCCTCAAGGGCGGCGGCCGGGTGCCGGTCGGCGCGACGATCGCCTGGCTCGCTCGCTCGGGCGGCTCTGGCCGGGGCTTCGCCGAGGTCTCGCCGCTGATCCTGGACGAGGCGTTCGCGCTGACCGAGGAGCAGGTCGCCGCGATCATGTACGCGACGCGTGCGGCCGCGAATCCGCAGGTGCTGTACGCGTCGAGCGCGCCGCTGAAGACGAGCGACGTGCTCCGCGCCCTGTGCGCGCGGGGCCGCAAGAGCGCACGCGCACCGAACCCCACCCGCGGGTTCATCTACTACGAGTGGTGCGCGACCGGGGACTACGTGCAGCTGTTCAAGCTGGTCGAGCAGAACAAGGCCCTCGACGACGACGAGGCCGAGACGCCCGCCGGCCGGGAGCTCCGCCGGCGATTGTTCGAGAAGGTCGCCGAGTCGAACCGGGCCTACGGCACGCGCGTGATGGATGAGTCGGTGATCCGTGAGTTGCGCGCCGCGGGTGTTGAGCAGTTCCTCCGTGAGGGCCTCGGCGTGTTCTCTGAGCTGGAGACCGGTGCGGCGATCGACTGGGAGATCTGGCAGGACCTCGGCGACGCGGAGTCTCGCCGTGACGGTGATGTGGCGATTGCAGTGGACATCGCCCCGGAGCGGGACTGGGCGGCGATCGGTGTGTACGGCCACCGGGCGGACGGGCTGGGCCACCTGCAGCTGATTCGCTTCCAGGCCGGCACGGAGTGGATCGTCGATGCGCTGGTCAAGCTGCGGGAGGTGTTGGACCCGGTGGCGGTGGGGATGGGCCGCGGCACGTACGCGTCGCTGAAGGAGGACCTGAAGACGGCCGGGTTCATCCGGCCGGAGGACCGGCCCATTCAGGCGATCCGTCTCGAGGGGCAGGTGCCGCATCCGCCGCAGCGCGGTGACCTGGCGGTGCTCGGCGGCACCGAGATGGCCGCGGCGTGCGGGCAGCTCATCGACGCGGTGAAGCAGCGCACCATCCGGCATGTGCCGGCGGCCCAGGTCGCCGCGGCGGTGAAGGTGGCGAAGACCAGGGTGCGTGGCGATTCGATTGCGTGGGTCCGGACCGACCCGAGCGTGGATATCACTGGGTTGGTGGTGTTGACGGAGGCGCGCTGGACGCTGTATGCACGCGTGAACCTGATCGAGGACTACGATCCTGTTGGGGATCTGTTCTAGATCGGTCGCGTGGGTGTTCTAGAAGGGGGCGCTGGGTGACGGTGTTCGCGGCGCAGTGGCGCTCCCGTCAGGAGAAGTTCGGCGCGCGGGCGGCTGAGCTGGCTGGTGCCGCGATGCGCCGGGTCGGCGTGAGCGTGCCTGGCATCGGCGGGCCGCTGCTCGTGTCGGCCGGGTTGTGGATGGCGTGGGAGCCGCTCGGCGTGACGTTCGCCGGCGGCGTGCTGTGGGCACTGGACCGGCGGGTCTGATGGGTATCTGGTGGCGGACCCGGCCAGCCGCGATCGCCCGGTCGGAGACGTTCCACCTACCAGGGTTGGTTGCCGGCGGCGGGTACGCGCACATCGATGGCAGCCGCATTGAGAACGCCCAGCAGTCCGTCGCGATCGCCTCGGCTGTCGACCTCATCGCCTCCATCTGCTCCGAACTGCCGATCGACTTCTACACCGGCAAGGGGCCCGCCCGGCGCGAGATCCCGATGCCCAGCTACCTCGAGGATCCCGCCGGGGACGGCTACGGCCTCGAGGACTGGATCTACCAACTCGTCTATTCGTGGCTGTACCGCGGCAACGTGTACGGCAACGAGCTGTCCCGCTCGTCGAAGGGATTCCTGCAGCAGGTCGAGCTGTTCCACCCTGACCGGGTGTCCGGCCACCTGGACGACGGCAAGGTGCAGTGGACGGTGAACGGGCAGGACTTCACCGGACGCATGATGCACCGGCGGGTGAACCCGATCCCCGGGCAGGTGCTCGGGCAGTCCCCGATCCAGCGGCACGCGGACACGATCGGCGTCACCCTCGCGGCGAGCAGGTTTGGCAAAGGCTGGTTCGACTCCGACGCGCAGCCCGTCGGCATCCTTCGGAACAACCTTGCTGGCGTCGACCCGAACCAGGCGAAGACGATCAAGCAGCGGTTCATGGCCGCGCTGAAGGGCAACCGGGAGCCGGTGGTGATGGGCCGCGGCTGGGAGTGGCAAACCCTGTCGGTCACCCCCGAGGAGTCGCAGTTCCTCGGCACGATGGGCTACAGCGAGGCGCAGTGCGCGCGTATCTACGGGCCGGGCATCGCGGAGATCCTCGGCTACGAGACCGGCGGCGGCATGACCTACGCCAACGTCCAGGACCGCGACATCCAGCTGCTGAAGTACGCGGTCGGGAAGTGGATCCGCCGGGTCGAGCGGGTGCTGTTCCTGTTCCTGCCCCGCCCGCAGTACTCGATCATCAACCGTGACGCGATGCTCGAGACCAACACGATGCAGCGCTACCAGGCTCACCAGCTGGCGCTCGGCAACAAGGCGTGGAAGTCGATCAACGAGGTCCGCGAGCTGGAAGACGAAGAGCCCGTGCCGGGCGGCGACGAGGTCATCACCGTCACCGCGGCGAAGCCGGCCCCGGCCGAGGAGCCGGCCGACGACGAAGAACCCGACCAAGACGAGGACGAGGAGGAGCAGCCGTGAAGCGCTCGCTGCGTGGCCTGTACGTGATCCGCGGCGGTGCGGTCGGGGCCGCCCTCGCCGACCGGGCCAAGAAGAAGGACGAGGAACCCGAGGAGGAAGCCGCGGCGCCGGCCGACGGCACGCTCGGCACCCTCGAGGTGAACTTCTCCCGCTACAACACCTGGTACCGCATCGACTCGTGGTGGGAAGGCACGTTCCTCGAGCAGGTCGCGCCCGGCGCATTCAAGAAGACCCTCGCCGAGCGTGGCGCCCAGACGAAGATCCTGTTCAACCACGGCATGGACTTCAACATCGGCGACAAGGTCCTCGCCATGCCCGAGGAGTACGGCGACCGCAAGGACTCGCCGTACCTCGCCGGCGGCCTGTTCGACACCTCCTACAACCGGGACCTGCTGCCCGGCCTACGCGCCGGCGCGTACGGGTCCAGCTTCATGTTCGAGGTGCTCGGCGAGTCGTGGAACCGTGAGCCCGAGGCATCCAAGGACAACCCGGACGCCCTGCCGGAGCGCACCATCACCGAGGTCCGGCTGCACGAGGCCGGCCCGGTGACGTGGCCGGCGAATCCGGAAGCGACCGCGTCGATGCGGTCGGGGACGGACTGGTACGCGCAGCAGGTGCAGCAGCGTGACCAGGAAACGTACTCGGATCTTGTACGATCGTTCGAAGCTTTCCGAGCGTTGAACGGGCTCGGCACCCCACAGCGGGCCGCCGACCCGACAGACGCCCGGCCGGAGCCGCCGACACCCACAAGCGTGGGCCGTCACGTCGCCGGAGTAACGGCAGCGGCACGTCGCCGCCGCCTCACTCTCATCGACTTGGCGGAGACCCATGACCTTGGAGGAGCTGCGTAGGCGCGCCCAGGAGGCGCCGACGCTCGAGAACCTGCGCGCGCTGGCGGCCGGCATCGCCGCGGAGCTGCGGGCGATGAACACGGCCGCCGGTGACGGCGACCTGGACGAGGCGCAAACCGCACGGTGGAACGAGCTCGAGACCGAGCACACCGCGACCGTCGCCCGGATCGAGACGGAGGAACGCGCCGAGCGTGTCCGTCAGTCCCGGGCGAAGTGGGGCTCGACGCAGTTCGGGGCGAAGGAGCAGCCGTTCGACGGCCGTGACCTGCGCTCCCTGAACCGTGCTGAGCTGCGCAGCAAGGCCCTCGCGGTGCTCGACAGCCCGCAGCACGTCGGCCACCTGTCCGATGTGCGCATCGGTGAGTCGTTCCTTGACGAAGCCGCGGTGCGCGGTCACGTCGAGCGGCTGCTGCGCACCCAGAGCCGCAACTTCGACAACGCGCACTTCGCGCGGCTGCTGCTGGCCACCGAGACCGACGCCTACCGCAGCGCATTCATGAAGCTGATGGCCCGCGGCGCCGGGGCGGTGCTGACCGCCGAGGAAGGCGCGGCGGTCGAGCAGGTCAACCAGGTCCGCGCGGCGATGTCGATCGGCACGGACTCGGCCGGCGGGTACGGCGTGCCGGTGCTGATCGACCCGTCGATCATCCTGACCGCGCAGGGCCACCCGAACGACTTCTTCGCCATCTCCCGGGTGGAGAACATCACCAACGACGAGTGGCGCGGTGTCACCTCGGCCGGTGCGACGTCGTACTGGACGACCGAGGCGACCACGTTCACGGAGGGTTCGCCGACGCTGGCGCAGCCGACCGTGCCGACGAAGAAGCTCACCACCGTCTCGAAGTACTCGTTCGAGATCGGCGGGGACTACCCGAACTTCGCGTCGGAGATCGCGACCGTCATGGGCGAGTCGCAGTCGGAGAAGCTGGTCGAGGCGTTCACCAACGGTCTCGGCACGACCGCGCAGCCGACCGGCATCATCACCGCGATCGAGGCGACCGCTGGCTCGCAGGTCGGGGTTACCACCGACGGCAGCTTCGGCGCGGTTGACCTGTACAAGCTGTGGGACGCCCTGCCGATTCGCTACCGCGGCAACGCCCGCTGGATGACGTCGACGTCCGTGGCGAACGCGGTCCGGCAGTTCTCGTCGGGGTCGGCGGCCGACGCGAACTTCACCATCGACATCACGCAGATGTCGATCGGTGCGCTGTTCGGCCGGCCGTTCCACTACAACGACTACATGGACGACGCGGTCGGTACCGGCAACGTCACCTCGGCGTCCGACGTGTCGCTGGTGATCGTCGGCGACTTCCGGAACTTCCTCATCGCGAACCGGGTCGGCGCGACGGTCGAGACCGTCCAGCACATCCTCGACACCACGTCGGGCCTGCCGACCGGCGAGCGCGCCGCGGTGATGTGGCGGCGGATCGGCTCGGACTCGATCAACGACTCCGGTTTCCGCCTGCTCACCCAGGACTGATACCGGCCGGAAGCTGGGCGCCGGCCGCGCCCTGGACGCGGCCGGCCCCACCCCATCCAGGACAAGGGGAGAAACGATCATGGAGCAGCAGGAACAGGTGGTGTTCGCCACCGCGACGTGCGTGACCGAGTACGACGGCCGGGCGATCCACGTCCGCGCCGGCGACGTGTGGGCGGCCGACGACCCGTTCGTCAAGGCGCGTGGTGACCTGTTCGGACCTGCGCCGGTGGTGCGCCGTACCGGGCCGGCACCAGACGTTCCGCGGGTGGAACGGGCGACGCGGTCGCCGGGCGAGCAGCGTGGCCGCCGGGGGGCGCGGTGACCGGGGCGACGGTTGCCGTCCTGGCGGTCACGCTGTGCCCGCCCGACGGGCAGAATTCCACGTCGTACACCGACAGCGTGCTGCGCATGTTCGCCTACGACGCGTCGAACGACGGCATGCTGATCCGCGGCGGCGGTCCGATGCTGCTGCCCGCCTCGCCGAACACGCTGCCGGAGCAGCGGAACAAGGCGTGCACGTTCCTGCTCGACCAGTCCGAGGCCGAGTGGCTGCTGTTCATCGACTCCGACATGGGCTTCGACGAGGACGCCGTCTATCGGCTCGTCGAGGCAGCCGACCCGGTCGAGCGGCCCGTAGTCGGTGGGCTGTGCTTCGGGCTGCGGAAGGTCGAGTCGGATCTGCGGGGCGGGTGGCGGACGCAGCCGTTCCCCACCATCTACGACTGGAAACCCAACGACGAAGGCAAGTACGGGTTCGTCATCCGCTACGACTACACCCCCAACGTGGTGACCCGGGCCGCCGCGACCGGCGCCGCGATGCTGCTCATCCACCGCGACATCCTCGCCAAGCTGCGCGCCACCTACGGCGACACCTGGTTCGACCGCGGCCGCATGGAACCCGGCGAGGGGCTGATGGGCGAGGACATCGCGTTCTGCGCCCGCCTCGGCCGCGCCGGCATCCCCCTGTTCGTGCACACCGGCGTGCACACCACCCACCTCAAGCCGGTGTGGGTCGACGAGGACTTCTACCTCACCCAGCGCGCCATCTCGGCGCTGCAGGCCGAGGCCGCCAAGGCCGCCGAGCAGCAGTCGGAGCCGGTCGATGCTTGACACCCCGATCGACGTCGCCGCCAGCATGGCCACGTTCACCAGCCACGCCGGGTTCACCCAGCAGCACGCCGGTCTGAACATGTGGAAGTCGGCGGCCGACCTCGACCGCTACCGACACATCATCGAGGCCGACCGGCCCGAGGTGGTGGTCGAGGCCGGCACCCGGTGGGGCGGGACCGCGGCCTGGATCGCGGACAGCTTCGGCGTCGAGGTGGTCACGGTCGACATCGCCGAGCCGGCGTTTGAGGCGCAGTGCTGGCCGGGTGTGACGTTCGTGCTCGGCAGCTCGGTCGCCCCGGACATCGTCGACCGGGTCACGAAGCTGGTCGACGGCCGCCGGTGCATGGTGATCCTGGACTCCGATCACCACGGCCCGCACGTCGAGGCGGAGATCCGCGCGTACGGTCCGCACGTCACCCCTGGGTGTCATCTGGTGGTCGAGGACGGCCTGGCCGACCTGGTCAACTCGAAGCACGCCCGCCGGTTCGGCCGGCAGATCCCCGCCGTCGGCGGCCCTCTGGTCGCGATCGTCCGCACGCTGGTCGGCGTCGAAGGCTGGGTACGCGACCTCGAGGTCGAGGCGCTCAGCCGTGTGTCGCATTCCCCGGGCGGGTGGTGGCGTCGTGTCTGAGCTGCTCCTCTACCCGAAGGACGCCGGGCTGCTGGTGATCGTGCCGTCGCGGGGCCGACCGGACAGCGTCGCTCGGATGGCTACCGCGTGGCGGGATACCGATGCGTACGAAGCTGCCACGCTCGTCTTCGCGATCGACGAGGACGACCCGACGCTAGGTGCCTATCTCGACCAGCGCGTCGCCTACTTCGACCAGCTCCTGCGGGACGTCGGTCAAACGCAGGTCACCTTCGTGACCCTGCCGACGTGGCTGCCGATGGTGCGGAAGCTGAACGAGTGTGCATCGGCGGCCGCGACCGGCGATCCCGGCTACTTTGCGGTCGCGTTCATGGGCGACGACCACCTGCCCCGCACCCCCGGCTGGGCGGCTACCTACCTCGCCGCGCTCCGCGAGCTCGGCACGGGCATCGTCTACGGCAACGACGGCATCCAGGGTCAGCGGCTCCCCACCCAGTGGGCGATGACCTCCGACATCATCCGCGCGCTCGGCCGCATGGTGCCCGCCGACGTCGAGCACCTCTACTGCGACAACGCGGTCAAGGATCTCGGCGAGGCGGCCGGCTGCCTCCGCTACCTCCCGGACGTGCTCATCGAGCACATGCACCCAGTGGCCGGCAAAGCGCCGATGGACGCCGGCTACGCGCGGGTCAACCGGCGGGAGCAGTACCGCAAGGACCGGCTCGCCTACGAGGCCTGGCGCGACCGGCACCTGCCCGATCAGGCCGCGATGGTCCGCGCCGCCCGGGCGGTGAGCGTCCATGGCTAACGAATACGCCGAGCTCTCCGAGCTCAAGTCGATGCGCGACATCACCGACAACGCCGACGACACCCTGCTCCAGGCCCGGATCACCCGGGCGTCGAGGGCGATCGACGACCGGACCGGCCGGCGGTTCTACGCCGACGGCACCGCAACCGCACGCACCTACCGCACCCGCGGCCGGACCGTGCACGGCGACGACGGGGAGCTGCTGCTCGTCGACGACATCTCCACCACCACCGGCCTGATCGTCGAGGTCGGCGACGGCACCACCTGGACCGCGGTCACCGACTACGACACCGAACCGGAAAACGCCATCGCCCGCGGCCGCGCGATCGAATCTTTGCGCCGCGACCTGGGCTGCTGGTCCACCAACCGGCGGGTGCGGGTGACCGCGGACTGGGGCTGGCCAGCCGTGCCGGACCCGATCGTCGAGGCCACCCTGCTGCTCGCGAACCGCCGGTTCATGCGGAAGAACAGCCCTGAGGGCGTCTCGGGGTGGGCGGCCGAAGGCGCGGTCCGGGTGTCCCGGTTCGATCCGGACATCGAGGACCTCGTCCAGCCGTACGTGCTCGAGGGGTTCGGGTCATGAGGCTCGGCGCGGTGATGGACGAGGCAGCCAAGGTACTCGAGGAGATCACCGGGCTGCGGGTGAAGCCCGAACCGCCGGAGTCGCTGTCCGGGCCGGCCGGGTATGTGTCCTATCCACAGAGCGTCGACTACGACGAGACGTTCGGCCGTGGCCAGGACCAGATCACGGACCTACCGCTCGTGCTCGTTGCCGACAAGGTGACGGCCCGTTCGGCGCGGGATCGGGTCGCAGCCTGGGCGTCCGGCGACGGCCCGCAGTCCGTGAAGCGGGCGTTCGAGGCGCACAGCTGGGAGTCGTGCGACAGCGTGACCGTGACGTCGTGCGAGTTCGACGTCGAGACCATCGCCGGTACCCCGTACCTGGCGGCTGTGTTCAAGGCAACTGCTGTAGGCCCGGGAGAGGACTGATGGCCACCACACTCAAAACGATCGTGACCGCGCAGATCGAGGCGGTTTACAAGAACCTGCTCGACATCGGCACGCCCACGGACAACTTCCTGAAGAAGACGAAGATCGAGCTGTCCAACGGGACCGGCGCCAACTCGGGCGACCTGATGTTCCACGACACCCGCACGATCAACGCGTCGTCGAACGAAGATCTCGACCTGGCCGCTAGCCTCACCAACCCGCTGACCGGTGCGGCGATGACGTTCGTCGAGCTCCGGGCGATCCTCATCTCCGCCGCGTCCGGGAACACCAACAACGTCCGGGTGACCCGGCCGGCGTCGAACGGTGTGCCGCTGTTCCTGGCCGCGTCGGACGGCATCGACGTGCCGCCCGGCGGCGTCTTCATGTGGTCGTGCCCGGCCGACGGCAAGGTCACCGTGACCGCGTCCTCCGGCGACCTGATCAACGTCGCCAACTCCAGCTCGGGGACGTCGGTCACCTACGACGTCGTCATCATCGGCACCAGCGCGTAAGGAGGCGTCGTGGCCCGCGCACGTACGAAGGACGCCGTCATCATCGTCGACGGCAACGAACTGACGGTGCACATCACCGACGTCAACCGCAAGCGGTCCGGCGGCACCGAGGACAACACCACGCTGGGCAAGGACGACATCGTCAAGGACCCCACGCTCGGGACCGGCGAGTTCGGCTTCTCCGGCAAGTACGACTCGGCCGCGACCGGGCCGCGCGCGGTCCTCGACCCGCTGGTGAACACCAAGGTCAACATCAAGTACCGGCCCGAAGGCACGGGCAGCGGCCTGCCGCAGGACTCGTTCGACGCGGTCATCACCGGCTACGAGGAGACCGGCGCGGTCGCCGGCTACATCGGGTTCGTGTGCTCGACCGAGCCGTCCGACGCGTGGGACACCACCGACCAGGTCTGAGGAGGCCGCTGTGGACAAGGAAGCGCTTCTCGCCGACCGGGTCACCCAGCGGACGGCCGAGGTGGAGATCGAGGGCGTCGGCACCATCACCATCCGGTCGCTGTCACGGCACGAAATGATCGAGGCCGGCCGCCGGTTCGAGGGCGACACCCTGGGCTGGGAGAGGTACACCCTGTCCCGCGCCATGGTCGACCCGCAGATGGGCGAGCACGACGTCGCCGCGTGGCAGAAGGCGTCCCCGCCCGGCGAGATCAACGTTGTGGCCATGGCCGTCAACAAGCTGTCCGGTATCGGGCAGGGAGCCGACAAAAGCAGCGTATGAGGCGTTCGAGGCCGACGGGTCGCTGGAGTTCGACCACTTCCTGTGCGAGCGCCTCGGCTGGCGGTCCGTCGACGAGATGCGCGAGCAGATGTCGGCCGGCGAGTGGCTGCGCTGGTCGATCTACTACCAGCGCAAGTGGCAGCGCCAGGAGATGGAGCTGATCAAGGCGAAGGCGAGGGGGTGAACAGGTGGAAGGCAAGATCCAGGTTGAGGGCCTGACGCTGATCAACCGCGCGCTGCGGTCAATCGACAAGGACGCCCCGAAGGGTCTGCGGCTGGCGTTCAACGCGGCCGCGGACATCCTCGTCGCCGAGGTCCGCCCGAAGATCCCCGTCGTCACGGGCGCTGCCCGCCGCTCCCTGGTCGCCCGGTCGACCCGCACATCCGCCCGGGTCGGTGTGGGCGGCAAGAAGGCCGCTTACTACCCGTGGTTGGACTTCGGTGGCGAGGGCCGGGTCAAGGGCCGGCCGTCCAAGCGTGAGTTCATCAAGGAAGGCCGCTACGTCTACCCGACCCTGCGCGAGATCCGGCCCCGGATCGAGGCCGAGTTGCAGGAGAAGCTCCAGGCGGTCATCCGCGACGCCGGACTCGAGGTGAGCTGATGGCCGGCAACACCGTAGCGCTCGAATTCGCCGGCGACGCCACCAAGCTGCAACGGGCCGCGCAGCAGGCGACCCAGGCCACCGAGCAGGTCGGCGTCGCCGCGGAGTCGGCCGGTGCGGGCATGGACGGCGCGGCTGCCCAGGCGCGGTCGTTCGAGGAACGCATCGGCAGCCTGGGCGCCGGCGTCACGGGCATGACCGACGCGATCGACAGCGCGGGCGCCGCCGTTCAAGGTCTCGCAGATTTCCAGGACGCCGGCCGGCAGCACGCGCAGCGGCTGGCCCGCGCCCAGGCCGACGTCGAGCAGGCCATGATCGACGGTGAGCAGGCCGCCGTCGACTACGAGCAAGCCATCCAGGATCTGAACCAAAGCGAGCTGGACGGCCGGCAGGCATCCATCGACTACGGCCAGGCCCAGATCGACCAGAAACAGGCTCTCCTCGACGCGAAGACCGCCCAGGACGAATACAACAAGGCCGTCAAGGAGCACGGGCCCAACTCGGACGAGGCGAAGCAGGCGTCGATCGACCTGTCCCAGGCGCAATCCGACCTGCGGCAGGCCACCCTCGACGCCGACCAGGCTCTGGCTGACGAGGAACAGGCCAACATCGACGCGACCCAGGCGGTCACGGACAAGAAGCAGGCCACGGTCGACGCGAAGACCGCCCAGCTCGACCTGAACGACGCGATGAAGGAAGCCAACCCGTCCGGCCTGCAGCAGTGGGCCGACAAGATCGCCCTCATCACTCCGCTGCTATCTGCCGTGGTCGGCGTGGTCGGCCTGGTGACTGCGGCGCAGTGGGCGTGGAACGCCGCCCAGCTGGCATCGCCAACGACATGGATCATCGCGGGGATCATCGCGCTCGTCGGTGTGGTCGTGCTGCTGGTGAAGCACTGGGACAAGGTGAAAGCGGCCGGCGCCGCCGCCTGGAACTGGATCAAGAACGCGGCGTCGAACAGCTGGAACTTCATCAAGAAGATCCCCGGCTGGCTCGGCAGTGCGTTCTCCGGCATCGCCCGGACCATCAGCGCCCCGTACCGGGCCGCGTTCAACTTCATCGCCGACGCCTGGAACAACACGATCGGCAGCCTGTCGTGGACCGTGCCCGGCTGGGTTCCGGTGATCGGCGGCAACACCATCAGCGTCCCGAACCTGCCCAAGTTCCACCAGGGCGGAACGGTCCCTGGCGCGCCCGGGTCGGAGATGCTCGCCATCCTCCAGGCCGGCGAGACCGTCACCCCGGCCGGCGGCGGCGGGGACACCGTGCACGTCACCGTCGTGCTCAACCGTGAGGTGCTGATCAATGCGATGGCGAAGGGCGTGCGCCGTCGCGGCGGCAACGTTCAGTTTGTGCTCGGTGGCGTCAATGCCTAGGGCAGATGTCGCGGTCGAGCTGTTCTACGACTCGGCGTGGCACGACCTGGTCCCGGACGACGACGTGCTCGGCGACGCCCCCATCAAGATCGAGCGCGGCAACAGCGACGAGTCCCCGGCGCCGCGGCCCGCGTCGGTGGAGCTGCGGCTCGAGAACTCCGACGACATGTACCGCACCAGCAACCCCGAGTCGCCGCTGTACGGCAAGGCCGGTGTGAACACGCCGCTGCGCGTCAGCGTGGGCGGCACCGTGCGGGCGCACGTCGAGGCGTCGTCGTACGCGGCCGGGCAGACCCGCGACTTCCGGGCGCACCCGAAGCGCGGCAAGGCGTGGGTGGACGTCGAGGCCGGCGGCATCCTGCAGCGGGTCAACCAGTGGACCGAGCCGCTCAAGAGCCCGTTCCGGCAGTACAACGAGCAGCTGTCGCACGTCATCGGCTACTGGCACGGCGAGCAGCCGCGCGGCTCCACCCAGCTGCTCTCCACGGTCCCGGGCACGTCGTCGAGCCCGGTCGGGACATCATCCACCGGTCTGCCTGGCCCGTTCCTGGGCATGGCGTTCGAGTCGCAGCACCGGCCGCTGTCCTCGGCGCCGCTGATGGACTTCGACAGCGACAACGCCGAAGTCGGCCCCTATTTCGCCCGCGACCCGTCGGGCAGCACGACCAGCGGATGGCAGCTGTCCTGGGTCGCCCGGTACGAGCCCCTCGCCGCCGGCGACCAGCAGATCATGAACTGGGCGACCGTCGACGGCAGCCAGTACGCGCTCACCCTGAACGTGACGACCGGCAACCTCAACATCTTCGCTGCCGACTCGGCCGGCGTCACCCTGTTCGACGACACCACGTCCTACTCCGGCTGGGACTGGACGCAGTGGACCCTGATCGACGTCGACGCTCAGTATTCCGCCGGAACCACCACTGTGTGGGTGAACTGGCGCAACGCGGCCAACACCGCCGGCGGGTTCGCGAACGCGTCGTTCGCCGGTGAGCCGGACCGCCTCGACTGGTGGAACGCCAGCCTGTTCGGCGGGGTGCCCCAAGGGTCGACCATCGGGCACGTCATCGGCACCGACGTGTCGAGCGCCGGCGGGGTCGACCTGTTCGGCACCGTCCGCCGTCAGGCCTGGTCGGGATATCTGGGTGAGACCGCGGCCGACCGGTTCGCGCGGCTGTGCACCCTGAAGGGCATCCCGTACACGATCCTCGGGACGGCCGCCGACTCGTACCCGATGGGCCCGCAGGGCATCGACACCCTTGCCAAGCAGTTCGAGGAGATCGCCACCACCGAGGACGGGCTGATCTTCGACGACGTCGACGCTGTCGGCCTCGTCCTGATGTTGCGGAACTACCGTTACAACCAGACCCCGGCGCTCACCCTGAACGCGGCCGGCTCGGATCACGGCCTGCCCGCCCCGCCGGTCGAGGTCACCGACGACCTGCCCATCCACAACGTGGTGACTGCGGCGCAGCGCGACGGCGGCGAATACACCGCCACCGACTCCACCTCGCTGATGGGCACGCAGCCGCCGCCGGACGGCCGCGGCGAGTACAAGCAGCGGGTCGACGTCAACGTCGCCGACGAGGCCACCGGGCTGCTGCAGCAGGCCAACTGGTGGCTCAACCGGGGAACCGTCGACCTACCCCGGTACCCGCAGGTCGTGGTGAACCTGGCCGCGCTCGACGCGGACAAGCTCGCCGAGGCCGAGGCGGTCGACGTCGGCAGCGTCATCGAGATCACCAACATGCGCGAGTACACGATCCGGCTGTACGTGCT